ATTATTGATGGCTCTGATAAAACTCTTGCGACTGGATCTATACCAGAGATTTTATCAAATGCTCTATCAGTTTCATTTGATACGAATGTTGGACATGATTTTTTGGAGGATGGAGAAGCTCGTTATGATTTCTATCATCGACATGAAGAGAAAATCAAGTTTGATATTGAAATACTTAATAAAATCACGAATGGAGGAATTTCTAAGAAAACTCTTTCCGTACTCATGGCGGGAACCGGAGTTGGGAAAAGTCTTGTAATGTGTCATTTTGCTTCCGCTGCATTAGCTGCAGGTAAAAATGTATTATATATTACAATGGAAATGAGTGAAGAAAAAATAGCAGAACGTATAGATGCTAATTTATTCGATGTTGATATTAAACAGATATTTAATCTATCTAAAGATTCATTTACAAAAAAAGTCGCAGGAATAAAATCTAAAACTCATGGTAAATTGATTATTAAGGAATATCCAACAGCTGCGGCTCATGTTGGACATTTCAGAGCATTACTTCAAGAATTAAGACTAAAGAAAAACTTTATACCGGAACTCATATTTATTGATTATTTGAATATTTGCGCATCTTCAAGAATTAAAGGAGGTGTATCTGGAAGCGTCGGTACTTATGGTTTAATTAAATCTATTGCAGAAGAAATTCGCGGTCTTGCTGTAGAATTTAATGTTCCAATTTGGAGCGCAACTCAGTCAAACCGGGGATCTCAATTAGCATCGGATACAGAATTAACAGATGTTAGTGAATCAATCGGACTTGTTTTTACTGTAGATTTGTTTTTATCTATTATTTCTACAGAACAATTAGAAAAAATGAATCAAATAATGTTTAAGCAGTTGAAGAATCGTTATGATAGTTTAGCTGAAAACCGAAGATTCACTGTTGGTATAGAACGATGCAAAATGCGGCTTTATGATATTGCCGATCCTACAGCTAATATCATGAATGATTCTGCACCAGCATTACCAGATGTAAAGCAAACCCCATTTATACTAGGTTCCAAACCTAAAGGTAATTTCAAGGATTTTAAGATGTAATTCTTCTCAATATATAAATATAACATATATGAGCAATTTAAGTTTCAAACCATGTATTGTCGAAGCAATGACTTCAAGTTCAGCTGAGAAGGCTGGTCTGATCATTACAAAATATCTTCAAAAGAAAACCGGATTATTATTCTTTAAATCTGCCGGGGTCGAAGTATATCAAAACGAGTCTGGTAAGGGTCGAGGTATTCGGTTTTATAGTACTAAAGATAGTAAATCTATCCGATTCAATTGGTCGTTATCCAATTCTATCGGATTAAGTGGTTTAGAATCTGTTGATTTCTGGAATGGAGAAAGTGCCAGACCATATCATATAGAGTTTGATAAAGAAGTATCGCTTATAAAGACACTTCCTGTTATTGCAGATATTATATCAGCTAACGGTTATACTGGAGAAATTAATACAATGCCTGATGGAATTCCTCTGAATGAAGCTAGAGGAGATACACCAAAAGATATTCTTTCTGGTATACTCGATATGATTTCTGGTCCAGGCGCAAGCAAAGGGGATGTAAGAGCTAAATATGCATCACCTGGAATTAAGATTTTTGATTATCTTCTTACAACATATTCAAAGGAAATCGTTAAGAATGGTGTTGATTATGAATGGACAGGCACACCAAAACAACTTCAAAATATTATGAAGGATCTTGATGATATTACAGATTCTATTGGTATCGTTACAGGTAAGATTACTAAAGGTTCTTCAAAAGAAACTTATGAAGATATTCAAGATATTGATACTCTTGAAACTAAGATTGATAAACTTACGTTTGAACAACAGTTGGCAGACTTAGAACATCTCCTTAAATTAACAATATCAGGGGCGTCTAACGCAATATTTGTATCTGGTGTTGGGGGTTGTTTATCAGCAGATACGGAAATTAATGCTACTATGGAATAAAGTATTAAATATCTTTATATTATTTGTTTCTTTTATTGTTATATTCGGATGGGTTGAAGTACTAAAATTCTTTATTAGAAGATGTAATGAAGGATTGTTAGGAATATATAAATAACATCATAGAGACCAAATCAAATTTAATCAATGAAAAAACTTAACACAATACAAGATATTAAAGACCTTACAGAAAAATTGTATGGCGATTATCTAGAACATTTCAAATTTTATGATATTTCTTCCTTAAATATAAAAATCGATACTCCTTCTGGAAGTTCAAAGATTGTATCATTTGTTATTAAACCTGGTAAAGATACATTGGTTAAATTTGAAGATGATCGAATTATTAAATGTTCGGATGTACATCTATTAACTACAAGTAAAGGAAGTTTACAAGTAAGAGATTTAGTAATTGGGGCTGAAGTGATGACGCAAGATGGATCTTATGTGAAAATTATTAATATAATAATTTCAGATTCTGTTTCGGATTATTATGATGTTGAAATTGATTCAGCCGATCATCTATATTTTACAGCAAATGGTATTTGTCATCACAATACCGGTAAAACTCACACAACTGAAAAAGTCCTACATTCCATGGGGCTTAAGGATGGTAAGGGGTATTTCAAAAATACAGGTTCTGCTTCGGCTGCTGGTCTATATTCACTGTTATTCAGATATAAGGATAAAATTATTCTATTCGATGATTCAGATGATGTCTTTGGGGATACAGAAGGACGTAATATTCTAAAAGCTGCAACAGATACTAAGAAAAAACGCAAGCTCGTATGGAATAAGATGGGTAAGAACGTCGTTGATCCAGATACAATGACAGATGATGAAATTCTTGATGCTGGGATGATTCCTAGATATTTTGAATTTACTGGAAAGATTATATTTATTTCTAATATGTCTCTTGATAAATTAGATCCAGATAAAGCTCTTCGTACAAGAGCATTTATCATTGACATTGATCCAACAGTAGAAGAGATTTATGACTTCATGGATAAGATTGTAGGAGATATGGAGTTAGAAGATGGTCTACAATTAACATTAGCTCAACGTAAACATGTAGTTGAATTACTTCGTAAAGGCAACTCTAAACAATCCGCCAATCTTCGCAAATTATCCCGAGGTCTTGCTATTGCCGGTGGTGCTGTCGCTGCCGGAGTTTCTATTAAAGATGATGATCTTACTCGGCTAATCATGGCGTATGCATAATAATGATTAATCTCAAAATATACGGATGCTCTAATGATAAACTTCTCAAGAAGTGTTTATCTAGGGCATCTGTTTATTTTTTGAATCAGTTGTTACCAAACAAACACAATATTGATATTATAGTTAAGATTGTGAATAATCTAGTTAAGAAGGAAAAAGCTTATGGTGAATGTTATAACTATAGTAATAAAATCAATCCTTCTAAATATATAATTCAGTTGAATGCTGATATGTCTCCGTATGAAACTATTAGAACTCTTGCTCATGAAATGGTTCATGTAAAACAATTTGATAAAAGAGAACTTGTATTTTTTTCAAAACATACTAAATGGAAAAAAGAAAGATTTGAAAAAGATATAGTTTATACATCTGAATATCCATGGGAATATGAAGCTGAACATTTAGAAAAGAAGTTAACGCTTTCTTTTAGAAAGCATCATATAGAGTTTGATGCATATATAGGAAATATCTACAATCTAAAATAATATGGCTATTTTAGAAACTTTTTCGGACATAACGAGAAAACAATATACATGGACTTCGACTGTATTTCTTAGAAAATATAAAGCTAAAGAACCGTTTGAATTAAGTGATAGAAAAAAAGTTGTATTTGAAATTCTTCCTACTATTATAGAGGCAATAGAAAATCAAAGTAAATCTATAGATGATTTAATTCTATTATCCACGGATTGTAAGTCATCTTATATGTTTAAATCAATACTATTGAATACTGAGTTCATAGGAAAAGATATATATTATAGAGTTTCTAATGAAGATAAAGTAATAGAATCATTGAATAAACAAATTGATAAAGCAAAAGAGACTGAAGGATATTCGAGTATTAAAATTAAAATTAAAGGTAAGATATATGAAGTATCTGCCGTAAAATCAACTCCAAGATCAAATCCTCCCAATGCAAAATCTGATTTTCATTTAATTGATATTGATGGAAAAGAAATAGTATGGATATCGCATAAGTCAGGTTCTAAAGCTAATGATTTTCATCAATGGGGTGGTATTTCTTTAAGAGAAGAGGAAATAATAGCAAAACAATTAGAAACTAAAACTTTTATTGAAAACATAAAGCTATTATATCCTAATGGATTGCCTCCTAATACAACTGTATATGAAAATATAGTTAATAAAAAATTACAATTATTGGCAATGTATGGTAAGGATTATGGCAAAAGTATGGGAAGGAATAATGTATCTTTAATCATACAAGGAGATATTGTTCTTATTAATTCTAATGGCATATATGAAATTAAGGCGAATCACATATATTATAATGGTGATTTAGCCATATATGAATATCAACCTGTATTAATGGCTACTCATAAAGGTGGAGATAGATCTGATTATGGTATTCCAAATACTAGATTAAACATAAGCCCTAGAGGTGGACGTGGAAATATTATATCTATCACGGAAGTATATGATAAAGTGTTTCCCAAAGGAAAAAAGAAGGTATAAATATTTGTTGATCCTTATCGCTATTTAGAATCTGAATAATATATAATTACAATAAAAATAAAACCCCCTCATTACCATAAAAAGTAATGAGGGGGTTTTCGATTATGTCAGATAATTTGTTATACAAACACAAAATTGTCATATCTAAATATAACATCGATATAAGCATACTCAACTTCGGTATTTTGTACATCAAAATTAATACCCGAAATACTTGATGGAAATACATTACTAAAGCTTACACTTCGGGATATATTAAATTTACTTGTTAAAAAGTTTAAGACAATATCATGTACAGGTATTACATTAGAGGATGTACATGATGATAACCATTGGAATACTTCATCATATACAACCATACTTTCATCGACGGCAAACCGAATATTCAAAGAATCATACGATATATGATCAGATGGAACATACCCGGATAAATTTCGGTATGTCGTAGATACTTCTCCAATATTACAACCGGGCATATTAGCCGATACAGCAAAGTGTCGGAGATGTTTAAATTGGTCTGTGCCAACGGATAGTTTGAACCCTGTAAGTGGAAGAAGATTATTATTCATAATAAGATTATTGTTTTGTCAACCATGCTTTATAGTCTAATTTGACTAGATTATTAGAACAATAAAAATCTCTACCAACTTCTTTAGGAGCTCCTTCTAAAGATGTAAGTTTATTATCAGAACAATTAAAATCTCCACCAACTTCTTTAGGAGCTCCTTCTAAAGATGTAAGTTTATTATCAGAACAATTAAAATATCCACCAACTTTTTGCGGAGATCCTTCTAAAGAAGTAAGTTTATTAT